TATCCACCCCAACGCACATTGGGATTCTGCACTGTGTAAAGCAGTAATGATCAATCACCCATGCACAAAGTGGGCATTTCAATCATTGCACAATTATAATTGGTTGGTACATCATGGATATGCACTGTGTAAGGAATATACTCACCGATACAATAAGGTGCATTCTATGCAACCGCTATATGAAAAGTACCTATACGAGATTCCTCATAGGTTTTGAGCAGCAACTACAGGATCATGATCGACTACGAAGATATTCATAGTAACCAGTATACCACATCACTCTTCGACTGTCAAACTTTCTACATAAAGTTCGTGTATCATCTTCTTTAACTTATTCGTGTCGATGTTTTCCAACTTATCAATTTCTTCATTGATTAAACTTAATGTGTCTTTGGATACATCTTCAACCGAAGAAGTCATCGTCTGCTGATCGGAATAGTCTTCTATGACGCTAACTTCGTAAGCACCAGCATCATAAAGACTCTGCATAAAACTATCAAATCCAATTGGATTTGTTTTATTTTGAACAACCAATTTTACAAATGATTTATTAAAATCATCAAAATTAGTTTCCATCATATCATAGTTTTTATCGTCATATCCAAGTTGGTGAAACAGTTTATTGGGATTACGAATATACTCAAGTTCCCGTGTATCTGTATCAAAAACATGGAAACCTTTTCGCTCATTGAGATCATTGAAAGTAATTTGATACTGTGTACCCAAATACTCTACATTTTTGTCTGCTTGCTTGCAGTGAAAATGTCCAGAAAATACCTTTTCAAACTTGTTAAAAACATTTACATCCAATCCTTCTTCATGTTTTACTCCACGAAGAACTTGGAACCCTGCAATCTCCAAGTGTCCAATTACATATTCTGCATTTGTATTTTTGATACTCTTGATGCTTTCATCGTAGTTGGATTTGTTGATCCAAGGCAGAGCAAGAAACTTAATTCCATTATCCATCTCTATCTCACAAGGTGAGGAGATAATATGCATCTTGGAACCAAACAATTCCCTAACAGAATTGATGTCGTTTGTATTGCGAAAATAAGTATCGTGATTTCCAATTGTGCAATAGAAATCTAGATTCATTTCTTCAATAGGTTTGATAAACCTAGATTGAACCGCAGAGAGTGTGTGAAAGTTCACATACTTTCTTCTATCCAGTAGATCGCCTAGATGAAAAACAGTTGTGATATTATGTTTTTTTAAATAAGGAAAGAACTCTTTTTCAAAGTATGAAAGAAAGTATTCTAAAAATATAGGAGAATCATTTCTAGCACCAAAATGGGTGTCATTAATCAACGCAATTTTCATGCATCTTCCTCAAATAATTCAGTTTTCTTTTTCTTCTTTTTGGTAGACTTTGTATCTGTCACTTCATCTATCTTTGTATAATGTTCAGCTTCATCTTCCGTAATTCCCATTTGTTTTAAATAATCGGATAAATCACCATGAACATCCATAGATTGAAGATACTTGTATTTAATATAATTTTGTTTTTTCTCTTTTTGTATTCGTCTTAAAAAAGCAAAATAAGTTATTTGTGTAAAATACGAAAATGGGTTTTGTGATTTAGCAGGATCAAAGTTATCGCAATATAATAAACAATTTTCTACTGCGTCACCAATCATATCTTCCTTGAAGGGATAGTTTACGAAATTGGGTTTCTTTGCTAAGTTCTCTGCAATTTCTAGAAAGCATGTTGCAATATATGTCGTAACGGGAGGAGTAGAATCACCAGATTCTTTTGCTTCCTTTACGGTTGCTTTCCATAATATCATTTCTTTTAGAAAGTCCTCATTATTAACATAATGGGAACTGGTTTTCTTCTTTTTAGACATACTATCCTTTCTCGGAACATGGATAGATTATAGCAGATAAAATTCAGCATTCAACTGAAAAATCTGAGAAGATTTTACTTGACAGTATTTTTTCTTTGATTATAATCACTGTGTGGGCTATCAAGAAGAATAGGCTAAGTTACTTAAGATAGTCTTCTGGATTATTAGACCAGCTCTGCGGATCTTTGGGATCCCCATTTTCATTATAAGGCAAATCAAAAGATTCTTTCGGAGCGATTCGATTCTTCGCTCTTTTTCTTTTTGCTGGTTGTTTTGGAGCAGGAGGCGTGCTAGGTGCAGCGTCTACATCATCTTCCAAATCAAAGTCATCTTCCTCTTCTCCATCCATCTCATCTTCAATTTCATCTAAAAGACCATCTAAACCCATTTGAATGTTTTCCATGAACATATTAAATTGTTCTGGATCTTCGAAGTTAAAGTTTAAATTTAAATTTCCAATAATACCTTTGGGTGGTTCTTCTGAAGAAGAATCTAAAGTTGGTTCCTCTGGTTGAGAAGACTTTTGTTTTTCTAGCAATTCCTTTAAGTGTTGTAACTCTTTTTCATAATATGCAGTCATTGTTTGATTTGCAGGTGCAATAGACACAATGCTGGTATTCAAAAAATTTATGTGGGTTTCATCAGTAAAATCAAACCATCTTTTAAATGACAAAAAATCCTTGACTTTCATACCAAAAGGATTGGTAATACTTACAATTTGATAAATGAATGGATTCTCTATTGTTGTATACTTCTTGGAGGATGTAACAACAAGAGATCCAACCAAAGTCTCACCCGTATTCAACTTAACGAGGACATACTTTTTTTGTTCCATTCACTACTCCTTCGAAGTATTTATAATCGGGATAGATATCTTCTTGTGTTCGAACATCTCGGACTCGTATATCTTAAGACGCTCTTCGTAGTGCTTTAAGGTGTGATTCTTGTAAGACTTCCACGAAAGATCATCTGCCAAATCATACAACTTCGCTTTTTCTTTAAATTCTGATTTTCTTAGTTGCCTTCCGATGCTTTGTAGAACTCGTATTCTACTTTTAGATGGGGACGAAAATATAATATTGTGAAGACGGCGAATAGAAACACCCGTCGAAAAGGTTCCATACGAAGCAATAATGATAGCATTTTCTTCTTCCTCTGCAATTTTACGAACCTCTTCGCGGTCTTCCACTTCCGTTCCACCGTGAATGAAAAATACTTTATGGTTCGTGTTGAGTTTATCCAACATTTCTTTAAGTTTTTTACCATGCTTTTCTACAAACTGAAATAATATCAGAGTATTACCTTTTAAAGTTGTAGCAAGATTGCATATGAATTCGTTTCTGGGTCGATAGTGAACCAACCAATCTATTTCTTCTTGATATGTAATCTTCTTTAAAGATTGACGAATCTCATCTGGATACTTTAAAAGTAAACAGTCAATTGACAAGTTTGATAAAATATTTTTGTCCATCAATTCTTTAGTTGATGTTACTTTATGAGATCTTCCGAATAGTCCTTCTATGACTAGTTTGTGCGTAAGAGTACCATCTAAAGTTCCTGTTGTTCCTATACGGTACGGACATGTCTTTAACTTTGTCATTATCGCAGTTAAAGACTTTGATTTGAACAAATGACATTCATCTCCGAATACTGCACCAAATTGTTCGTAGAACTTGTTTGGCATCTTGTATATGCTTTGCCATGTAGAAATAACAACACGCTTTGGAGTATCTTTGTCTTGTCCTCCATATATCTTATGACAGGTTCTATGTACATCAAACTTGTCCTGCTTTGAGTAATCTACAAAGTCAGAATACATTTGTGATACTAGTGATATTGTTGGGACAAGAATAAGTACCTTTTTGTCTTTTGGTAATTTACTTAAATACCATCGAACAAGTGCATAAATGATTAAACTCTTACCCGAACCAGTAGGAGATAGCAGTAAGCATTTACCATTGGTAATAGAATGATGAATACTTTCTAATTGATGTGGATGAACATCTATAGGTTTACCATTAACGGATAGATTTAATGTGGATAAAAAATCTTTTACCTGATCTAAAGTAACAGGTTCTCCTACCGTCTTTGTGTTGTCTTGAACCGAGTAATTACGATCTGCTGCAAACTTTAAAACATAATCATATAAACCAGAATATATTTCTTGTTTATAAATGTTATAAAGTTTTATTTGACCGTCCCAGATTCGATTACGGAACGCTGGCATATATTTGTGGCCAGGAACTTTGAATGTAAAAAAGTCTGAGAGTTCCTTTGCAATAGATCTCTCACAAGCAACTTTTATATTCACAGTATCTACATCGTCTATAATTAAATCTGTCATGTCCTTAATATTTAGGACAATTAATTGACCCCGTTAATGAACTTACGCCATGCAATTGCATCACGAATATGCCATTGTAGGTTGTTGATTGCTTTGACAGTTTCTTGCAAGAACTCCACTCGTTCCTGTTGCATGAATACTTTTGATTCTATAGCAATCATGTCCGAATCGGACTCAATATACATGTCCACATCCTGTTTTAAAATTTTAAGATTGAATGGTTCCCATCCCTTTTGTTTCAAGGTATCTTCGTCCATTTTTCCCGTGTAATACTCCCACTTATCTCGTAGGAGCATTTTTCGTTTTACACGAAGTGCTTGAAGCATGATCTTCTCATCATGCAACATGTTCAGATACTTATTGTGTAACTGAGGGATGCGAAGGGATTCTGTGTCAAGTTCTGCATCTTTGATGTGCAGATCTTTTTGTATCATTTGTCTTAATGTTTCATTATCCATAATAAAAAGTATATACCAAATAATTTAAAAGTCAAGGTAAAAGAGTTGTTCCTTGTACCAAATCTTCTGTAGGTAAAGGTAGTTGATTGTCACGATGTTGTACAGTATATCCAGCATATCCAAATGTAACAGTTGCAGTTGCATTTGCAGCATCAGGTGTGCTTGCATCAAATGTTATACCAGTAAGAGATTTTGGCCAACATTGTTTATATTCCACATCCATTACTTTATTGTATTTGTTACTTAAAATATTTACTGTAATATCTGTGTATATTTGTTCTTCTGGTTGAATAACTTCTTTAAATGATCTGGTTGGCACAATACGAGTCATCCAATCATATATTTGCAACCAATTTTGTAAATCTTCTGTTACCAAAAATGTAACTGTTAAATCTTCATAATTTATTGTTGTTGCTGGTCTTTTAATTGCAGTAAAATAACTTGGTTGAACAAACTCAGGTATACTACAGCCTGGTAAATTTACCTGTTGGCAAAAATATTCAAGATATGGATATTTGTGTAAAGTTAATTTATATTTATTAACTTGCAACAAATCAATAGTCTTTGGTTGTCTAGTAATACCATTAGGAAACTGTGACATATTTTTCTCCTATAATATGTAGATAAAAGAAAAGAGCGGAGGATTAGTCCGCTCTAGTCTTTTTTTATCTATCCGATGTTACCTATCAGGTTCCACCGTAAGAAGCATCGTTACCGTGAATATTGTTTACCTTGAATATACGGTAGTATGGGTTAACTCTACGGGTGAGTGTATCACCGTCATTACCCAAACTATAGTCTGGTAAACCTGTTGTGGTATCAATCTTCTTTGATACGAATGGATTGGATACCATACCGTAACGAGTCTTAAAACCAATCTTTGGTTGGAATGTAGTAGTATCGACTGCGCGTACCATTTGTAGCGGTACATATGGGCAGTAGAATAAACCAGCGTCATAAGGAGATGTACCCTTATAACCTACACATACGAAGTCTGTGTTTACACCAGAATATGGATCAACATAAACCTTTACGCGACCACCGTGCAATGCACCTACGAGTGTGTTGCCAGTAACATCTACATTCATAGATGGGTTGAATACTGCGGAGAAGTCAAGAAGACCACTCATGGAGAGCGCAGAAGCAACATTTGGAGAAACTACGATGAAGTTACCCTTTCCGCGACGAGTGATTCTTGCAATTTCATTGCATTCGCGTTCGATTTGGAAAGTTAAACCACGGAACTTCTCTGCACTCCAACGACCATCGGAGTCCTTCTCAAGATCGTATACACCACCGTTTGTAGTACCGAGAACCGCAGTTGTCATTGCAGAAAGATCTGTTTGCTTGCAACCGAGTTGAGCAACATCATAGATTGTTCTTACGAGTTCGCGGTTGATTTCAAACATGATCTCTGTGGAGAGAATGTTTGCCAACTCTGTTTCAGCATCAAGACCGTGTACTGCCTTAAGGTCTTGTGCAAGTTCGGTTGTGTATTCTGCCTATAATGCACGGGACTTAGCAACTACGGATGTCTTTTCAATACTGAAAGACATTTCTCCGAAGGTTCCAGCTGCAGCAGTTTCTACATTTGCTGTGGTATTTGGTTTACCAGCATCAAAACGACCAGCAGCGGTTGAATTGACTTCGTTTGCGAACAAGTCATCCATTGTACCGAAGTGGGTTGTTGTAGTTGTACTACCAGAGAAACCAGAATTTGCTTCATTAAAGAATGCTTCGGTTCCAGATCTATCTGCTGTATACTTGGTCTTCATTGCAAAGATAAGTCCTGTTGGACCTGTCATTGGTTGAACACCAGCAATATCGTATGCCATCAAATTTGGCATTGCGCGACGAAC